ATTTTGACCAGTAAATCTTATGAAGTCTCCAGCTTTAAATATTGCTGATTGTGATGCAGTCATTCCAGTTAAATTAATAGATGTTACTCCAGCAGCATGACTTCCAGTAGTAGAAATAACTGTTGATGCCGAACCTTGTAATGTTGAAACTGTTGGCACAACATAATTAAATGATTCTAATTGTGATCTTTGTTTCATTATGAAAGCTATAATAGGTGCAAATTCTGATCTGCTCATTACTGGAAAAGAAACTCTTATTCCAAATCTTTGACCATCTATTTGTCTTGCTTGTCGTCTGCCAGAAGTTGTAGTTGAAATAATAGTATTCTGTTGTGAATTTATAGATATTGAACTGGCTTTTGGACTGCTTGGAAATGTTCCACTCATACTAAATTAGATTTACCTCTTTGATTTAATGCTTGATTAACTAAGTTTGTAATTGTTGCTCTATTATTAATTAATAATTCTTGTACTCCTCTAACATCTGTAGCATTTATTGTAAAATTAATACTTGTTCCACCAGTAGTTCCTAAATCTTGATTAGGTATCATTGTGCCACTTTGATTTGGTATAAATAATTCTCTACCACGTTCTCCTACTATATAAGGTTGTCCAGCACTTACAGCACCACCTTCTGCTAAGAAAAAACTACCAATGTCAGCTAGTATTGAACCAAAATCAAATCCACCACCACCACCTGAATTGCCAAAGAAGTTACCAATGTTTCCTAATATATCTCCTAATGAACCACCAATGTTATTAAATATATCTCCTACATTTCCACTTAAAGTTTCAAATATGCTTCCAATGTTTCCACTAATATCACTAAATATTTGAGTTGCGTACTGACCCATTGAATCAAATATAGTTGTTATTGAATCGTAGATCTCTCCAAATGTAGATTTAAGTTTTTCCCACATTGTATCAAATATATTGCCTAATTGTTTTTTAGCTATTTCTTCAGGAGAAGCTTTTCCACTATCCATTCTCTCTTTTAAAATAGCTTGTTCTCTTAATTCTTTAGTTTGTTCTCTTAATAAATAAAGTTTTTCTAATCCTAATAATCCTGCAATATGATCTAAAGCAATTAAAGCTAATTTTATAAATTGTTCTTCAATTAAACCAGCTATTATTTTAACAAGTAAATTTCTTGCTATGTCAGCAAACGAAACTTGTAAACTTTTACCAAGAACTATTGATTCTGCAATAGCTTTTGAAAAATCTTTTATTCCACCAGCTAATCCAGTTGCTATTGTTTGTGCAATCTTATCAAATGTATCTAAGACTTTTAATAATTCTATTTGTGACGCTTTAACTGATTTTTCTAATGTTGTAGAGGTATCAATTATTGGTTTAGCTTCTTTTAGTCCACCACCTGCTAACATTTCCATAGGTGTATTTTGTATATTCATGTTTGTTTTAGATATTGTAGTGCCATTACCTGCACCGAACATTTCTTTTAATTTTCTCCAAGAATTAGTTAGTTCATCAATTTTATCAGAAGCCCATTTAATGGGTGTTGCTAGATTGTCATATATAGCTATGCCAATATCTTTAAATACTTTGTAAGCGTTTACAAAAAGATCAAAAAAGAAACGTATAGTCTCCATAGCTTTTCCAGCGATAAAAGCTGTAAGATCAATAATAGCAACAAGGATTGCACCTAAGAATTCTAAGAATGGTTTATTTTTTTCAAATCCTTGTGTTAAGGTATCAAAAAAATAATTAAATACTTTTGTTTCTCCAAAACTTGCTAATGTTTCTTCAATAGTTTTTCCAAATAACTTCATTCTTGTTGAAAGGTTATCTGTTCTATCTGCTGATTTACCAGCACGTTCTTCTAATCCTTTTAATAAAGCGTCTAAAGCAATTTTAGCAGTAGTTGTACTTCCAAATAATCCATTGATACTATCAGTTGTTCCACCAACTTTTGTTCTTAATATGTCATATACTGGTACATTATTTTTTAATAATACACCTAATGCCATAACTCCTATGTTGGCATCTTGAGAACCCTTAGAAAAAAGATTTACTAATTGAGTTAATGTTTCAATTTTATTTGTTGAATTTCCAGCTTCAGTTGCTAAAGTTTTTAAAGTTTTTTCTGTTGGAGTAACTCCGTTTTGATAAAGAGTTAAATACGCACCAGTTAATTCTTCAACACTAAATTGAGATTCTTTTGCATATTTTTTTAAGTAGTTAAATGAGTTTGCACCATCTTGAATTGAACCAGTGGCACTAATTAAGTTAGATCGTAAATCTTCAAATTTAGTAGTGGCTTCTATGATTTGTCTTGATAATTGAATTAAAGCTATACCAGCAGTAGCAATAAGAGCATTTTTAAATGTAAAGAAACTTGCTGTAGTATTCTGTGTTTGTTTGTCTATTCCTTTAAGATTATTATTAAGATCGTTAAATGCTTTTTTGGTATTATCTATTGCGTTTAGACTGATATTTAGTTGCTGATCTGCCATAATTTAATTTCTCTTTATCTGCCTTCACTTTAAAATATCCTATCCAATAATAAAATTCTTCCTGAGTTAAAGAAAGAACTTCTTCCATACTTTTTTTTAATTCGTGACCAAGAGCAAGTATAGTATATAACTCATGGTCAAATCTTACTTTTTTTCAGCTTCCTCGTAAGTAACATCATTCAACATTGCTGTTGATACTCTAGCTATAACATTTGCATCAGCATTATTCAATAATGTTAGCTTGTCGTCTAACTTAAATATTTTATTTCCTTCAGAGTCTTTTGCTTTTAAAACGATTGCATCTACTAATACTCCTAGATCATCATTCTTAGCACCTTTAAATAGGTTTCTTTTTTCTCCAAGTGTAAATGGTGAGCAATATATTATTAAAGGTTTGCCTTCCTCGCCCCATTCAGCTACCTCAATCTTTTTAATTCCTAAAGATTCAAATTGTGCCTTTACTCTATCTATTACGTTCATGTTCTTCCTTTTCTAATTAATTAATTAACTTGCACTTGCTAATGTTAAAGCACCATTTCCAGTAAAAGAAATTGATGATTCAACTAAGCCATCAAAAGAAGCACTTACAGATTTAGCTGTTACGATAGCTGCACCTGAAAAGTATTTGTCTCCTGTTGATGCACCTTCTGGGTAAACTTTAATTGTTATTTCAGAACCAACAACTAAAGCTGTTTGACCAGCATCTAGTTCGTCCCAATATAAACTTGCAGTACCTGACCAAGATGTTAATCCAGCTTTGTAAGTTCTTGCAATAGTTCCCATGTTTGTAGATTCAATAGTCGCACCAGTTGTTTCTAGTGAATACGATCTAAGTTCTCCAACTGTATCAGTTCCAACTTTAATAGTTCCTTCTGATCCTGTGTGTACGTTACCTGACATTTTATTTTCTCCTTGTTAGTATTAAGGTGTACCAGAAGTGAAGTGATAAATTACTCTCACCACCATTCTAATTCCACCGATTGGAAATAAAATACCTTCATCTGTAGAAACTTCTACGACTTGGGTATTTTTCCCATATCCACCTCTTGTTCTATCATTATTTAATGTAGTTTCAATAGTGGTTATGAGTTCGTTACGTTTTGTATCTATATTTGACGTAGTTCCTTTTACAAATCCTACAATAATAAAATCAGTTGTTCCTTGTCTAGTAATTGTAGGAGATGATAATGTAATATCTGATCTTGTTTCATTTCCTGATTGAATAAATATAGCTGGATATTGTTGCTCTGATAATTCATCAACATTAAATGGTTCTCTTGTAACTTTCTTTAAAGTTATTGGAGATGTTACTGCTGTTAGTGCAGTTATAATATTACTTGCTATATCTTCACGTCTGCTCATTTATTCATTAACCTATTGTATTCTTCCATAAATTTGTTTTTAATTATTGGTTCTTCTAAACCACCTATTGCAAAAAACTTTCTTGTTCTTTGATTCCATAATGCTTTAGAGTTTTCTCTAACTGATGTAAATGTTATTTGTGCTTTTGTTGGTGTAGAACTCTGAGTCATACCTGACATCATATTTCCTTTAAAGAATAAATCTGGTGTAGTTGGTAAACCTTTTGCTTTACGAATACTTGCATAATCAGAACTGTATTTAACAAAAGCATTACCTTGATAATCTTTTCCTTTAGCAGTTCTTTGTTTGATTAAAAATATTAGAAATTCAGCAGTTCTTCCTAAAGCTTTTTTAACTATCTGTGGGTATTCAGCAACTTGCTTTTCAAAATTCTGTGCTACTTGTAAAGTATTACTATCAATAGTTATCATCTGATAAGCTGAAGTCTATGATAAGGTGCTTTTTCTGCATCTTTAATTGTGTGAGAACCATCAGCATCATATTCAACACCATCTTTTAAGATAGAATCTAATTCATCTGCATATAATTGTTGATAGTGTTTCATCATAACTTGAAATCTATCTAAGTTATCGTTTGAATTATATTTAGTTAATTGTGGACATGCGTAAAATCCAATTACTCTATAAACTGATAATCTTTTAAATTGTGAATCTGTTAATTTAGTTCCGTCCATCTCTGTTGTATTAAGCAAAGATATATCTCTATAAGTTTGTTTAACATAAACTGGATACCATTTAATTCTTAAATCTCTTTCAATGTCTGATCTTGCTTGTGCGTGGTAATCATTTGGAGTGTAGAATGATGATATGCCAAAAGTTAAAATATCTGGTTGGTAGAATGTTAAGTCTGTTTCTGTTGAAAAATTTGCCATTTGTTAATCCTTTATAATATATTTTCTTCTTATTTTTCTAGGAGTTACCTTAGCAAATATTTCAGCTTCAGTCATTCCTAGTTCTTTATCAAATCCTTGATGTGCTTTTGATGAATGTTTAAATCTATCTACTAACACATAGCGATAAACATAATCCTTAGTCTTAAAATGTAAAACTGTTTTTGGACTATCTATCTGTTTCATTGTAGTTGGTGAGGGATTTTACTCCCCCACCAAAATAGCATTAATTAAAATGCACAATCAGTTGTTACAGCAACTCCGTAGTTTTCTTTAACTACAGCTTTTCCGTAAACGATTGAAGCAACGATTTCTGTTGCTCTCATAGAAGCATCTCTTTGTGTTTCAACTTTGAAATCTTCTTTCATAGCTAAACCAATAGCGATTGGAGAGAATACTCCACCTACTGAATCATCAGAAGCATCAATAGTAAAGTTAGCATCTTCAAATACATCAATACCAGCTATTCTGCCGATATATCCATTTGTTAATGCTTCGTTTCCTACGTTAGAGATTGCATAAGCAGATGTTCCGTAACCAGCTTGTGTAAGAGTTTTCTTTAAATTGAAAACTGCTTTTGGGTGAAACACAGCATAGTAAGGTGCAGGTACATTTAATGATCTTAACTGTGCTTGTGCTTTGAAAAGCAAGTCAGCAGTTAATTCAGTACCAGCAGAACCAGCAGTGTTAGTAGTGAAGCTAGAAAATAGTCCGATTAAATCAGTATCTACTTTTTTAGCAATCGCTTCTCCGAATAATCTTCCAATATCAGCACCAACATTTCTAGAAGCTGAACTAGCACCTAAATCTGTAAGAGTTGTCATAACACCAACTTCAGAAGCTGTAATAGTTGCTGATGTAGGGTTTACTGCTGTATTAGATAAATCTGTTGCTTCATTTACTGCAGCAGCAGATACTACTGGGTAAACTGGCACTTCTGCCACTTTTCCAGATCCCATTAAAGGGTATAGAGTTACAAGAGGTCTCATCACAGATGTTTCTTGGAATGAGAAAATCGCTTCTTGTGTTATATTTGTATAAAGTTCACTTAATGTTGAACTTGTTGTTTCGTTAGCCATTTTTTTATTTTAGTTAGTTGTTTAAGTTATTTTC